ATCGAGCCAAAGGCCCTTTTCGGCCCGCGCCCCTCGGCGTCGGCCACGACCCGGCGGGGCGTACTGCGCGAACGCCTCGGGAGGCTGCAGCGTCAGCTCGGTCTTCGTTCCCGTCAGGTCGCGCGAGAGCCGAGCCTCGACGATGAGAAAGTCATCGTCGATGAGCGCGGGAGGCACTTTGACGCGTACAACCTGATTGATTGCCCAGACCGAGCCCTCGCTCGTGAGCCAGCCCGGCACCACTACACTGATAGACGTCGACCGGCCCCACCGCGTCAGCATCTCCCACTCTGCCCGCGCCTTGCACGCCGCCGCGTCGGTGCGCCCGTCGGGCTGCAGCACCAGGCGTCGATGCCGGCTCACGTTGTCGGTGGCCGTCCCGTTGACGAGCTGGGCCGCGTCCGCGTCGATGGTCGCCGTTCCGGCCCTCTGACCGCGACACACGTACTCGCTGAATCGGTCCGCGCCCGAAAACCGGCACGAGACCGAGATGAGATTCGAGCCGTAGACGAGCGCGCCCGGGATCCGCTCGGTCCCCGCCCGCGTGATGAGCAACCGCCCCCGCTCGTCATCGCACACCATGAGCTGACGAAGCCCGCACGCCCGCTCGATCGCATCGTAGACCGTCTCCCCGAGCTGCAGCGCAAACCGCTCGAGCGGGGCGCCGGTCGCCACGTCGGTTACGACGTCGACCCCGTACTCGGCGGCGAGCTCGGCTGCGAGGGACTCGACCTTGACGGCCGACCAGCGGCGCTTGCCGTCGGGGTCCGGATGGCAGTCGACCAGATCGCTCGTCTTGCTGCGCCCCGACACCGGCATCTCGATCCCGTCGCCCCGCACGTTGATCGACACGTCGTCGACGTAGCCCGTGATCACGGCCTGCCGGTCGATGCGCACGACGCACGACGACTGTGGCCGGATCACCACCGGGTCGCTCGCGCTCGCGCCCTGGTAGAGCTCGAGACTGAACGGCCAGCCCACCCGCTCGAGCGAGCGCGTGATCTCGACCGACGACCAGCCCGAATAGGACCGGCCCCCGACCTCGAGCTGGACGTCGTGTTTCGCCAGCTCGGTCATCGGGTCAGCACCGAGAGCGCCCGGACCGGCGCGAACAGGGGATGAATGATGTCGTTGCGGTCGACGACCTCGGTCGTCCGCTCGGCGTCGCCGTAGAGTTCCCAGGCGATCAGCGTCACCGGCACCACGCCGCGGGGCGTGTACTCGGTCACCCGAGGCAAGCCTGCGACTCGCCGCGTCACGTCTTGAATGAGCGCCGTCCGGAGCGCCCGCAGCGTGTCAGCCGTCTCTGCGTCGGCCTCCTCCTCCTCGGCGGCGATGAGCGCGGCGATCGCATCTCGGTCGGCGATGGCATCGTCGTACACCGACAGCTCGGCGTCCCGGATGTGGGCGCACGCGGCCGTGAGCGCGTACCGGCATTGCGCCCGCCGCGCCGCATAGTCGACCGTCGCGATCCGCTCGCTGTCCGTCGTGGCCGGCGTCGGCGACACGTACGCATCGCCCGCCCCCGACGCCAGGCGTCGCAGACCGAGCAGGTTCCCGATCTGAATCATAAGCGACCGAACCGCCGCCGCGAACTCTTCGGGCGCCCCGGCCAAGGCCTGAACTCGATCTTTCAGATCCTGCGCTTCGGACACGACATCGGAGACGTCTTCGACGACGGCCATGGGCGTCGCCGCGATGAGCTCAATCTCCGAGAGCACGTCGTCGATGGCGGCGAGGGCCGCGTCAAGCACGCCGAGACCATACCCGTCCGAGTCGAGCTGCTCGATCACCTCGGCCAGCGTCGCCGCGTCCATCGCATCGATCGCGTCGTCGAGCGCCGAGCCCGTGTCGAGCGTTATGAAACTCAGCTCGCCCGCCTCGACGAACGACAGCGAGAACAGGATCACGTTGCCGTTGTCCCAGCTATCGACCTGCCGATACTCGGTCAGATTGACGCGGATCTCGCCGTATACCGGGTGCACCAGCGTCCCCGGCCCCTCGGCCTCAAGCGCCTCGAGCAGCGCGACCGACTGGCCCGCCGCGTCGTCCCCGATCACATAGGCCTCGACGCTGATGGCGCGCGTCCGTCGGCCGAGGTCCTCGGTCACCGCCAGGTCACCGCCCGGGGTCTCGTGAACCCCGACGCGACGACCGCCCGACAGTCCCTCGGTCTCGACTTCGAAGGGCACGCCGCGGAACGACGCCGCCCGTAGGCTGTCCGTCCACGCCATTAGAGTGCCCCCGTCCCGATCTTGCGAACGCCGGCTTTGACGTTGCTGGCCTTCGGCTTCTGCGTGATCTCGGCGTTGGTGCCCGGGGCCGCTTCGACTTTGACCGTGATCTCCTGCGGCGGCGCCGGCGGGCCCGCCGAGTGCACCTGGCCGAGACCGTACGGGAGCGCGTTCAAACGCTCGGCCGCCGTGCGCGGGGCATTCAGCGCTTCCATGCTGCGGTCGAGGAACGAGGCCGAGCTCGGCGCGGCGTACATACCCGAGCGGCCAGCCTCGACGCGCCGCCGCGACAGCTCGCGGGCCGTTTGGATGGCCGCCGCGTCGCGCTCGGCGCGTTCGGCCATGTCAGACTGGCCGAACATCGCCAGAGCCGGCGCCGCCTTGCGATACGCCCGTCGCTGCTGCTCGAGCGTGACGACCTGCGTATTGCCACCGAGCAGCGTCGGCTGACCGTCCGCGCCGGTGTCCGTCGCGCTCACCCCGACCAGCTCGGCAATGCCGGAGCGCAGTTCGTCGTACGTCCCGGCCGCTCGGTCCCCGAGCTCGTTGCCAAAGTCGTACAGCTTCACCATGTTCTCGTAGGCTTCTCGCGCCACGCCGCCGATCTGTTCGATCGCGCCGTAGACCTTCCCCGCCCCCGAAGAGATGGCGTCCCAGTCGATGCTCGCGAAGGCACTGCCGAGGTAGTCCACCGCCCCGCCGACGTTCTGAGCGATCACGCCCTGGTTCGCCGTGGCCCACTCACTGAGCTTCGTCAGGTGCGGCGTGATGGCTTCGATGAAGGCCGTCCCGACAGTGCGCTTGACCGTGTTGTATTGGTTGTTGAGTACGATCAACTGATCGTCGAGAACGCCCATCTGGGCCGCCTGCTCGGTGGTCATGACGCCCGCGGCGCGCATCTCCTGCCGCAGCTTCTTGATTCCCTCGGAGCCCGTGACCGCGAGCAGCGCCATGTCTTTGCCGGCCCCGCCGAACGCCATGGTGGCCAGGGCCGCTCGTTTCGCGGGGTCCTGTACCTGTTCCATCGCGCTGATGTAGAGCTCGAGCGCTTGCTCGGTCGACGTCGTGGCCTTGAGCTGGTCGAGCAGGGGCTTCGAGACTTTCTTGAGCCCCGAGGCCAGCTTGCCCGTCCCCTCGCGGGCGAGCGCCATCTGCCGCGCGAACGTCTGCACCGAGCCGTTGAAGGTCCCGATCTCGACGTCGCTGCGCTGCGCCGCGCTGCGCCATTCTTGGATTGCTTCGACCGACAGCCCGGTCTTGGCCGCGAACGTGGCGAGCTCGTCGCCGGCCTCGAGCGTTTCTTGCGCCCAGGTCTTCGCGGCGATGCCGGCACCCACGAGACCCGCGCCGATGGCGCCGATCCCAACGAGAGCAGCTCGACCCGTCGCCTCTCGGATACTGCCGGCCGCGCTCGTGATGGCCGAGCTTGCGCTCGTCGCATTGGCCCGCATGCTGGCGAGCGACGCCCCGATCTTGCGAGCCGAGCGGCCGATCACCGCAGACGCGGTGTCCTTCGCCTTGACCTCGACTGCTACCGGATACGTCGCCACCCGATCACCCCTTGGCGCTCTGCGCCTTCGCGTGCTCGGCTAGTTCGCCGAGCCTATCGAGCCACCACCAGAGCGCTGGGACCGTCAGCTCTCGGACGTCTCGGGGCCCCCAGCCGAAGTGTCGAGCGAGTCCTGCGGCGCAGAGTCGCCAATCGGAGGGAGCCCGCTCACAAAAGGGGTCAGAGCCACGCCGAGAGTGAGCATGTCGCGCGCTGGCACCTTCTTCGCTTCGGCCTCAGAGACGCCCGCGCACTGGGTCAGGACGTGCACGATCCACCCAGGCCGGAACGGCAACACCTCGAGCGACCGCGCGAACGTCACGTAATTCGTCTCGTCGAGCCACCCATCGAGTTCGCCGAGGCCCGGCGGGCGCCGGAATCGGATCGTCGTCGTCGTCTCGGCCGAGCCGACGACCTTGATCGGGTGCGTGATCTCGACCTCGAGCACGGACGGAACGACCGCCGGCCGAGCCGGCGCCTTGGCCGTGACCGCCTGCGGCGTCGGTCCGCTACGGCCCGCAGGCCGCGGCGGCGTGCGAGGGTTCGACGCCATCAGTCAGCGATCTCGGTGATGCGCTGGGCGAAGACTTCGACCTCGGCCGTTCCCTCGACGATGTCGTGATCGAAGGTGCCCGTGGTCGTTGCACCGGTGAACGCGTACGTCCGGCCGCGCGTCTTGACGGTGCAGTCTTTGTTGATGAACGCCGCCCAGAAGGCGGCAGTGTCGTCGTCGTAGACCTGCACCGTGCAGGTAAACCCCGGCGGGGTCGGCGTGCGCTTGATGCCGACCCGACCCGAGTGGGCCATCTTGGCCTCTCGGGTCTCGGTCGACGTGCGCACCACGAACGACCCCTCGACCTCGACGATCCGCCCGTCCATCTCGACGAGCAGGACGCCCGCATGTAGATCCGCCATGGCTTAGGCCTCCGGGTATTGCAGGTAGGGCCGCATGAGCACGGCCAGGACGTTGAGCTGATTGGCGAGGTCGGGCGGATAGAGGATGTCGACCCGGTTCGGGTCGGTCCCGTTGCGCTCGACGACGACGTTCTCGGCGAAGCCCGCGACGTCCTCGACGATGGCCCGCGCCGCGTGCTGCCGATACCGGCCCACCAGGTGGGCCTTGATCATGTCGACGTCGACGGCCGGCGTACCGGGCTCGATGACGCTCGCGTCGTCGACCAGGATCTTGCCGGCGCAGTATTGCCGCGTGGCCGTCTTCAGGTCGTCGATGAGATACGCGACCTGGTGGACGTTGTTCGTCCAACGCAGCGTCGTGTCGGCGACGCCCGAGCCGTCGGTCTTGTAGTGCGTGACCGTCGCGTTCAGCCGAAGCTGGCCGTACGCGTCGGTGTAGAGCGACGCGACGCCCTGAAGGCCGATCGTGTTGTTCTCGACGTCCGAGAACCGCGAGCCGAGCGCCGGGCCCGGCATCGCCTGGCCGCGCGAGTCGAGCAGCGCGAGGTCTTGCATCGGGACTGCGGGGTTGCTCCGAAGGCTCTTGACCATCGCGCCGGCCGCCGCCGCCGCGATCTCCCACTCGGGGCACGGCGGGAAGTCGAGCCCGAACGTCGTCTGGTGCGGCGAGTTGCGCGAGCCCGCCCAGGTGGTCAGGTCCGAGACGCTGTCCACGAGGCACGAGTACGCGTGCGACAGCTTGCCGCGCGTGGCGCTCCAGCGGTCGACGAGCTCGGCGTCGAACGCGTCCATGATCGTGTCGTCGGTCCGGTGCACGATGATGTGCCGGATGTCGGCCGCCGCCATGTTCGTGATTGGGGTCGAGATCGCGGGGTCGGTCGAGCCGCCCGAGACCTGCGTCAGCGTGAGCGCCACGCCCTCGGGCAGGACGTCGCCCGGGTCCGGGTTGACTTCGATTCGGCCGGTGTTGCCCGCCACGCCCGCGTTTTTGGCCGTCAGGGTGACGGTGCCCGTATGCACCGACGCGACCGTCGGCAGGTACGTGTGAAGGTCGAGCTCGGCCTCGATGGCCGCGGCGATGGTGTTCGCCGAGTCGCCCGCCGAGACGCCAATGCTGATCCGCTTGCCGAAGACGCGCAGCTTGATGGTGCCGTCGCCCGTCGCCGCCGCAGTTACCTGAATCGAGCCGGTCGCCTTCGTGGTCCCGTTGTCGGCCAGGGGCATCGCCCAGAGCTCGCCCTGCGGGTCGTTGTAGAGGTAAGCGTGGCACATGATCGCGAGCTGAGAGCCGACGCCAAACAGGGCCGTGGCACGCTCACGGCTCGTGACCTGCACAAGCGTGTTCGTCGTGGCCGAGCCGGTCGACAGCTTCTGCGCAACGATCGCAACCTTCTGAGACGCCGCCTGCGGCGACGTGCCTTGCCGGTCGAGCTGGACCTGCGCCAGGCCGATAAGCTGATTGCTTGAGACCTCGGGAATCGGGATCGCCATGGTCGGTTACTCCTTGCCCTTCTTCGGGGCGGGGGCAGGGGCGGGGGCGGGGGTCTCGGGCGTCGCGACGAGCACACCGCCGTCTGCGATCCGAGCGTGCCAGTACGGATCGAGCGTGACTTCTTCGCCGGCCGCGAGCAGCACGCGGCCGGCCTTGGGCGAGCCGGCCGGCCACAGGATCCGCGCTCCGTCGCGGGGGATGAGTCGCACTCGCTCTCGCATCGTCACGCCTCCAGGTCGGCGAGAGTGACCTCGGCGACCGTGTCATTGTTCTGTTGCACGTCGACGGTGACCGTCTCTAGTGCGTCCCGCGCGCCGGCCGGGGCCTGGCGCGTGCGGGTCTGTGTGATCTCGTAGACCTGCCGGAAACTGCCGTACCGAGAGCCGGCCTCGCTGATGTCCAGCACGCGCTCCGTAGGCTTGATCACGACGCCCTCGCCGCGACCCGGGCGGTACTGCGCGATCCACTCGCCATCCTCGAGCAACGCATCGGCCACGTCCTCTTCGAGCGTATCGAGCGCCGCGGCCAGTACCGCGTCCGTCGTCGACGGCGCCGGGGCGATGATCCCTCGGATCTCGAGCTCGATGGTCTCGGTGCGGTGGCCCTTGCCGTGACCGCGCCCCTCGCGGCGAATCGTGTTCGTCTCGACCGTCAGGAGCGGGGTCGTGTCGGGCGTCACCCCGCCGGCCTGTAGGCCGGCCTGGATGGCGTGAAGGCGCGAGTCATGCACGCGACTACCGGCCGACGTCGCCGCGGCGATTAGTCTCGCCACCACGTCTGTCCGCACCGTCGTCGCCGCTGCCACCGCCCTACCTCCCCAGAATCAGCACCAGCCCGCCGGCACCATCCGGCCGAGCTTCAATGATCGTGTAGGTCGTCCCGCGGACTTCGACCGTGCTCTGACGAACCACGATCGAGGCCGGGCTGAACTGCTCGGACCGAACCGAGATCCGGGCGGGCTCGTCGACCAGCACGAGCCCGTCGCCGATGATGGCTTCGCGCGTCGCGCCGGCGTCGAACTCGCCCTTGATCTCGTACTCGGTCGAGCCGATGGTCAGTGTCGCCGGCTCCCCAAACACGCCCGCGCTTGCGCGCTGCGTCAGTTGGGCTAGCCGGGTCCACTGGCCCATCGATTACAAGCCTACGCTCTTCAGCGCGGTACAGTAGACGGTCATCGACCCGGCAGTCAGCGCCTCGACGGCGACCACTGCGACCAGCTTGCGCGCAGCCGCGGTTTCAATCCCGGCAACCGCGTGGGTCGGGACCTTGATCACGCCCGCGTCCCAGGGGTTCGCGCCGTTGCTGATCGCGATCGCAGCCTTCAGGCAGTCTTCGTCATCGGTCTTGACGCCGAGAGCGATGGTCGCCGCGTCCGTCGCGCTCGTGAACGTCACGTGCACGTCATACTGAAGCATTCGCGGAATGTAGCCGATCGGCAGATCCGGGCCGAACATCACGAGCTCGTGCGTACCGATGGCCAGTCCAGCGGACGCGTTGAGGTAGCCGACGAACGTCTCTTCTCGCAGAGTTCCCGCACCGGGCACTACGACCACGCGCACCTCAGTGGCAGAGCTGCCCGCGGCGGCGATGGCATAGCCCAGGAACAGTCCGAGGGCTTTCCCCGTCACCACGCTGTTGAGTGCATCCCAGTAGAGCTTTTGGCCGAGGGTGATCGCCTCCCCGCCCGAGTGCGGCGTGTTCGCGATCGCGGTTGAAACCTTCGGAAGGCGAAACACCCCCTCGGTCTTGACTTCGACCGTCTCGCCGCTCTCGACGGTGTCGCATGGGATCACGATCTGGCCAGCCAGGACATACGGGATGTCTACCGTCATCGCGGCCGGGGCCACGATCGGGAAGCTGTCTGACTCGGTAAGGTAGCTCTGCATCGTCGTTTCTCCTGCGCCGGGCTCGCCGGCTCAGGGCCCGTTGCCGGGCCCGTCGTTGGGTCGTCCGATTACGCGCCGGCGTTGTACGCGGCGCCGCGGAAGTTCACCGCCTGGACGTTGAATGCGACCCGGCAGTGCAGCTTCACGCCCAGGGTCTCCTCGTCGTAGAGCATCTCCGAGAGGATCCCCTCGTCGCCCAGAACCGTCTCCATGAAGCACGGCGCGATGCTCGGATCCGCGAAGCCGTAAAAGGCCGTGGTGCTGGAGATCTCGGCATCGGCGACGAGCTGCAGCGAGCGAAGCGACGGGGTCATCGCACTCGACGCCGTACTCGGAACGTACGCGCCCGCGATGAGCTGCTCGGCCGCGAACTCCTTCGCCGAGCCTACGACCAGCGTGCGCATCGGCAGGTTGAGGCGCATGCCGTTCGAAGAGCTGATCGAGCCCTCCTTGTCGTGCATGCCCTTTTGCTCGCGGATAAGCTTGCGCAGCTCACCGAGCGTCGTAGCCGAGAGCGCCGCCGTGCTGCCCACGTTGCCGTGGTTCGCGTGAAACACGGTGTTCGTCGACACCGACGTCAGGGCCGGGTTCTCGACGAGCTTTGCGTAGGCCTTGGCGTTGCGCTTGACCGCGACGCGACGACCGAGCGACGCGGCGACAGCGCCCATCATGCCCCACTTGTCGTTGACGATGGCCCGGCGCGAAAAGCTCAGCTTGCGCCCCCACTCCTTGAGCTCGAGTGGCTCACCACCTTCGTTGACCGTGCCCTCGATGAGCTTGCCCGACTCGCCGATCTCCTCGAGATCCGGCAGGCGCGAGAAATCGACCGCCTTGTACCCGTCGCGGAAGTCGGGAAGGGACTTGACCCCACACCAGGCCTGGTACGTGGTCGGCGTGTTTTGGTAGGCGTCCAGGATCGTGAGCTCCGCCGCCGAGCCGAGCAGGATCGGAAGGTCGGCCGTGCCGATCTCGCCGAGACGCTCGCGACGGTTGAAGCTCTCGCGGTAGCGGCTGATTCCGCGACGCACGTCGCAGAGTTCGAACGCGCGACCCAGGGTCTGCTCGTCCGAGAGGTTGCCGAACTTGACGCCCTTCTCGGCGAGCACGCGCTCGGCCATGCGGCGCGGATCGAGGTCGCCGAAGCGCTCCTCGACGGCGCGGTGTTCGTCGTCGGTGAGCTGAACCAGCTTGCCGGTCGCGCCCATGCGCTGAGCGATCGCCTTCGCGGCGAGCTTGCCCAGCTTGCCGTCGTTGTCGCCGCCCGGCTTGACGCCGGTGCCCTTCTGACCGTTCACGGACATCTTCTCGTCCCAGGTCGCCCGGGCGTCGATGAGCTTGGCGCGGGCCGCGTCGACCGTCACCGACTCGTCGTCGATGAGGTCCTCGGCCAGCTTGGCGCCGTCAGAGCCAAGCGGCGTGACGATGCGAGCCGCTTCGAGGATCGCCCGGCGGCGCTCCTTGAGCTCGGCAAGGGTCTGGCTCTTGATCTTCGCCAGGTCTTCCTGGGTCGGCTGATACGTGGTGGACATCGGGGGATCTCCTGCCGGCCGCTGGGCCGCAGCGAAGGTCTGAGCGCCGACATTGGCCGGCACAGGGACAAACGAAAGTTCGTAGGGCGTCGACTTGCGCGCCCGGATGTGAGTGCGTTCGGCCTTGGCCACGCCTTTCTTGCTGAGGTACTCAAGCGCCTCGGGGTCAATCTCGACGCCGATCGAGACGTGCTTCAGGATGCCGGCCTTGATATCGGCGACCATGCCCGCGTGCTTCGGGTTGACGCTGAACGCGACGCGCGCCATCAGCTTGCCGTCTTCAACTTTGGCCGAGCCTTCGATTATCTTGCCGATCTGCGATTGGAGCGAGTAGTCCGCATGGTCGATGAGGACCGCCGCGCCGTCGTTGTAACGGCTCAAATCCATCCCGCCCATGTCAAAGGACAGGAAGAACTCGCCCTCATCCCACGAGTATCGCGCCACTTCGGCGCCCGTGTAGGCGACGACGCCGACGCTGTTCGTCTCGTCGTCCCACGAACCAGGCGAGAACGTCGCTTCGGTCCGCGGGGCGGTCGCCTTGAGCTGCTGCAAGATGGCGCGGTCGATCATGCCGACCACGCTACACCCGAACTCCTGAGCAGTAGAAATGCCTTACGGCGTGAGCCGTACAACGCTCACGGTTGCATGTTGCGCGCAGGCTCCTCGGGTGCTGGTGGCGTCGCTTGCTGCTGCCCGCTCGACGTCGTCGACGACGGCATCGAGTCAAGCACGATCCCGCGGCGCTTGGCCTCCTGCGCCTCGCGCTCGAGCTGGTCCCAAACCGCCGCCGGGACCAGGCCCAGGCGCTGCCATTCGATCTCGTGAGTCGTGAGACCGTTCCGAAGCTGCTCTTTCGTCGCGAGCGCTTCGGCCCGGCGGTCGACCTCTTCGAAGTTGGGCAGGACCCAGCGCACCGGATAGCCGACGGTGTACGAACCGCCGCCCGTGACCCGAACCTCGCGTTGACGCACCGATGCCGGCAGAGTCCCCGCCGCGACCGCCGCGTCAATCCACCAGACCCAGATGCGACGGAGCAAGAACGGGATCACGATGTCCTTCTGCACCGTCCGCACGCGAGCACGGTGGTCGATCTGGCCGGCCTTGTATGAGGTCCAGTTCGTTCGCGACAGGTCGCCCGTCATCTGCTCGTACGTCGTCCCGAGCGCCGAGGCCACCTGGGCCTTCTCGCGAATCGCCAACGCGTCGAAGGTGCGGGCTGACGGCGAGTGGAACGTCACGCTCTGCCCCTCCCGCAGGTAGTTGACCGATCCGGGCGTGAGCTCTTCGATGACCGTCCCGTCATCGTTCCGGTTCGTCGAGTCCTGCCCGTCGACCGTCATGGCCTCATCGCCGTTGTTGGAGTGCACGAAGGCGACCATCGAGGCCTCGCCCACCGCGCGCGTCCGCTCGGCGTCACCCAGGAGCTGCAGATCACGAAGCGCCGCGACCGCCGGCGAGAGCCACGGCACGCCGCGCACCTGCCCGATCTCACGAGCCCAGTACAGATGGGCGATCGTCGACTCGGGAACGCGCACCGCCTGGCCGTCGTGAAACTCCGATCCCGGACGCTCGCGCCAGAGGTGGTAGGCCGTGAGGCGGGAGAGCGCATCGAACTCGACGCCCTGGATGATTCGCCCGCCACCGTCGGCGCGCTGCGTCAGGTCCGACCGCAGATGGTCAATCGCCAAGAGCTCAAGCTGCATCGGCACCGGCAGGCCATCCGACAGCCGGCGAGCTCGCGCACGCATCAGCGCCCCGCCCGAGTCGATGAGCGCCGAGATCGCCTGCCACACGAGACCCGAGAGCGTCTGGTATCCCGCCGTCGACGCCGACCGCTCCCACTCGTCGAAGAGCCCGTCGATGTCGGCGTCGAGCTGGGCGTTGCCTGTGCTCGCGCGAGGGCGAACCCCCGAGATGGCGATCGCCAGCTTGTCGACGATGCTCACCGCACCGAGGTCGTTGCGCGTCAGGTCGCGCGACCGCTCTCTAAGTCGGGCGCCGTCTCGCTTCGTTAGGGTGTTGATGGGCCGGGCCGAGCCCGAATACCAGTCGTCGTGTCGACCGCCGCCCGCCCCATCGAAGCCGAGCTTGGCACCCGTGCGTACCCCAAGGTTTCCGAGCATCAGAGCCCCCTGCTAAACTTCATGCGGCCGCGCTGCAGCCGGGTTGATCCCTGATTGAGCTCTCGCTCGATGCGGTCCCGGATCCGCTCCATCTCTCGGAGCGACCGATACCCGACCGTTCGCGTCGAGCCGCCCGGCGTTGAGTACGAGACATTGAGCGCGCCAGTCCGGATCGCCTCGTTGATCGCGTCTAGTTCCGCCTGAGTCGCCGCCATAGGTCTCCCCCGACGCTCTTCGAGGTCGGCTTCTTCGGCGCCGACGCTTTCGGCGTCGCTGCCATCATCGCCGCTGGCTCAATAGTGCGCAACGGTTCAGTGGTTTCGGTGCGCTCGACAAGCGGCGCGAGGTCCCCGCGATCGCCGCACGCAAGCGGGAGCTGGCGATAGTCGAGGGAGAGAAACGCCGCATAGGCCCCGACCATGCAGTCAAGCGCCTCGTTGCGGTCGTGGCCCTTTTTGAGCCTCCACTTGGCAACGCTCCGCCCGGTCGCGTCGGCCGTCCGCACGCGCTCCTCGGCGCAGAGCTGGGCGTAGTACTCGGGCGCGATGGCCGGCGTCGTTTCGCGCGGGAAACGGATCATCGGCGGATCGTCTTTGGCCAGGCGCAACATCAGGTCTCGCTTGGCACGCGAGACGTTGATTGGCACCTGGTGCACGAGCCCCTTCTTTTTGGCGATCTTCTGGTGCCAGATGGGCCGCGGGTCGTTCTCGCCCTGCGGCGAGCTCAAGCCCTTCGTCAGGAACTGCCGGCGCTTCTGCAGGGCGTAGGTCTTCGAGAACGCCGCCGCCGCATCCCAGTGGGAGCCGCTGCCCGTGTCGATGCCGCCCGCGCTAATCCCGAGCATGCCGGCAGGCGTTCTAAAGCGACGGCTCAAGATGGCGTAGCACTCGGCCCAGACTGCCGCCCCGCGAGTCGGTGGGTCGCCGAACAGGATCCAGTGACCGATAAGCACACCCTCGTTGCGCACCGTCCAGCCCCAGACCGAGACCTCCAGCCGGTCCTCTTGCACGTCGACGAACGACGTCAGCACCTGGACCCATGCCGGGACCTCGCAGCGCTGCCCTGCACCCCAGCCAGTCTCGGCGCGTTGCTCGAGCGAATCGGGGTCAACGACGGCCCCACTGCCGTGACGCCAAGCCTCGGCTAGGTCGAGCGTCACGAAGTCGCGCATCAGAACCGGGTCTTTCTTCGCAGCGAGAAACTTGCCGGCGAGCTTGCCCCAGCTCACCCAGGGCGAGTAGAGCGCCGACAAGTGGAACCCACGAGCT